CCGAAGGCCGACCCCAATGCGCCCGCGACATAGCCGCCGGGCCGAACGTAGCCGGCATAGCTAGAGAGGGCCCCTGCGGTTAGGGTGACAGCCATTAGCCGTGTGCTATCTTGCCAGTAGCGCGCAGCGTCCCGGTGCTGGTGGTGCTGGTTAGCATAATGGCAAACAAGCAGGAATTGTTGGTGATCTCAGGAACGCCAAGGTCATCCCACTTGGCTGTCCATCGCGCGTTAGCAAGTGGCAGGAAGTTGCCGCAGCGATAGCGGGTTGCGGTCACGCCAAAGTTGCCAGCGGTGCCGGTCGTTGCCGATAACTGCACCGTGTTGACACCGCGGATGAACTTGCCGCTAGCCGCAGCAGGGATCAGCCCGTTCAAGGGAATCATGAGCGAGGCAGGGCGGTTCGTCGCCAGAGATTGCGCTGTCAGGTTTCCGCTTGTGCCATCGTTATAGGTGACATTGACTGTGGCGTTGACACCTGTGCTGCCGGTCGCGGTGTACCATTCCAGCCACCATTGAACGTCTGAGTAGTTTGCATCACCCTTGCGGGCGTCGAGGGCGGTATAAGCACCGCCGGAAAGATCGAGGCTGACCGTTTGTGCCGTCGCGACATTGCCGACCAAGCCGCCCATGTGAGCCAACCTGTCGTGAATTTCGAGCGTCATGGCAGCGTTGGACGTTACCGCCTCAAGCAGCCCGAAATAGCTGGTCGCTGGCGCTGTCTGTTGCGTGAATTTGATGCAGCCTAGAAGGCTGTCATTGCAGAGCGCAGCCGTGGTCGGAATTGCACCTTGCCCTGGCTGCCCAGTTCCGCGCCAAAACGAGCAGAAACTGTTCGCGGTCTGACTGGTGATGCTGGCCTTGTCGAACACAACGCGCGAACTGTTGTTCGCCATCGCGTTAAAAAAGCCATCTCGAGTTGTGATAGTCATATTATGCGCTCAACGCAGTGTAGGTCAGGGACGAGCAGCTAACCGTGTCAGCCGCAGCAACAGTCAGGCCGTTTGACATGTTAATATCCGAACCCGAAGCGGCAACAGCGCAATGGATAACAACCGTTCCGCCGCTGGTTTCAAGCGTGGCAGTGGCAACAGGGGAGGCGTTGCCGGTTGCGTTCGTGTCGCTGGTGATTGCGTTGGCCGCAGCGGTCCCGGTCGAGGATGCCCCGAAAGCCGTTGCGGATAGCGAAAGGGTTGCCACCGCAGTTCCAGGCGAACCAACCGTGCCAGTCAGGCGGAATTTCAGTTTACCGCTTGAGCCAATCAGCGCGGTAACAGCGTCGGTAGCGGCATTACGTGCAGCGACGGAATGGGTTACTGCCATTATTCGGATTCCTCTTCTGTAATCTTGCCGATCAATTCGACGGTTTCAGTTTCGCCCGTAGCGGCGCGGGTTATTTCCAGAACAATCCGCAACTCGCCGGGCTGGCCTTCAAGTTCAGGCACCTTCTTCAATCCCATTGACGTTAAAAGTTACCGAGCCGGAGCCGGAATAAACTCGGACCACATCGCCCGCATTTCCTGTTAGCCGCGCCGTTACCTGCGTATCGTTTGCCACCAAGGGATAATCATACAGCAGATATTGCGCGTTAGCCGATGCAGCGCCGCCGATAGCGTGTTGCACCCGCACAACCGTATCCGAGGCGCGGTTGCAGGCAACCACTTCGTAAGTCACCCGTTTGGCAGTTGGCACGGTGTATGCATCCGTTAGCGTAGTTGCCGCAGGGGCCGATTGCGCCAACGCGCCCCAAAGGTCAGCCATAAATAAATCTGCCCTTTGCGCGGGTCAGGCCGCCTGTTTCAATCGTCTTAATCCGGTCTTCATGGTCCCTGTTCGCCGCCGCAACCAAGCGCGGCCAATCCTGCCTGTTGGCGGTTTCTGGAATCGGCTTAGCGCTCACCGCCTGCCTCCACTTCCAGTTCCAAGCCTTGCGCAAAGTCCCAATCGCCCGTGTCGGTCCATTTGAAGCGCGTGTAGCGCCCTGAGCAGCGAATCGGCATAATCCCGCTAGTGCGAAGGCTTGATGCCGTGGTGACGTTTGCAGCGTCCCCTAGCCGCGCTCTGCAATCCAGTGTCACGCCCATTGTCTGACTGTCAGTAATCGGGCGGATCGAACGAAACCGGCTAACGCGGCCCGGTGTGTATTCGGCAAACGAGCCTTCAAACGTGCAAGGCAATGCAGCGCCGTCAAACGTGCCGACTTCCCCCGCCTGAACCAAATACATCGCAGGCGCGCCGCCGCGCCAACGGGGATCGTCGAGGCTGATCGTCATTGCGTCCAGATTGGGATAGGATACTGCCAGCGTTTCCAGCCCGGTTGAACTGCTAAAGCCCGGAAACAGCCCGTCCGATGTAAATTCCGCTTCGGACCACTTATCGAGCGCGAAGTTGTAGATCAGCACGTAGGAAGGCGCACCGGGCACCATCCAATAAACCAGCTTCTTCTGCGGATCGACCGCGCTAAAGATACGCTCATAATCCGTTGCGGGAATGCGCGCTTGAAACGTGCGGTCAACACGTTCCGAACCGATAGGCCGAACCGCCTGCCCATCATCCAAGGCCATGAACCCGCGATCAGACAAAAAGAATACCGAGCGCCCCGCTTGGCAAACCGAACCCTTTGAAGCGCAGCCTACGTTATCCGTAATCGGGTCATACGAAAACGGCGCAGTAGCATCCCCCGTTACGTTCATGCGGACCAAGCGCCCGCGCTGAAGGATAACCCCGTATTCGCCCGAAGCGAGTCCCATGACTTCGCCGCCCTCTAGCATCGGTTGAAAAGTCGCGGTGCCTGAAACAACGTGCCAATCGGTGTGATTGTTGAAGCCCGAAGTGTAAATGCCGGTCAGGTCGTTCGCAGCCTGCCCGATTACCACATAATCGCCGACCGTGGCGACACAAACCCCCGCAGGCGCATCGGTCAGCGTTGTGGTCGTCCCTGCGCCCCCCGCTAGTGCCGTTACCTTGGTCAGCGAACCGTTCACGCCAATCACATAGTCGCCGAACTGGGTAAAGCGCCAATGGCCCGTTACCGTCATGCCTGTGACCAGATTGGTCCAAGTCCCGCCGTCATACTTATCAAGGCCAGCGGAATTGCCGACCAGCATGTATGTATTGCCGTCCGTCGCCACGAATGAACCGCCGCCTGCGAACGCGGCAGGCAAGGCGCTCGAAATGGAATAGAACGACTTGAGCGGCCCATACCCGCCGACAATCGGCACGGCGTTGCGGGCTGTGTTAAGGCCCCCGCCTAGAATGTTTTGGTCAGGGAGAAATTCCCCTAGCGGGGCTACAGCGTTTGCCAATTCCACCGCCCCATAATCATATCGGGATCAACCGATAGCGTCACTTCGTCGTCATGCTCAGGATAGGAATTGAGAACCTGGGCCAATGCATCATCAAACACCGACTTCATAAGCGAAGCCTTTTCGACATCCGGCATATCCCGATAGGCGTAATACAGCGCGCCCGCGTGNTAGACGTTGGGAAACTCATCGAGCANCCAAGTGGTNGTGTTGCTATCNGTCAGCGCCGGGATNGTCTGGAAATAGTGCAGCACAGCCGAAAATGTCTCGGTCGGCACCGGAAAGAACCGCAGGTCCGAACCAACGCGGCTAAAGGCGTAAGGGTTGGTCGCTCCCGTTACCTTGCCTTGCATCTTGGATAGGTTTTCAGGGGTTGTGAACGGCAGGTAAAGCACCTTGTCGCTTACGGTGACTTCAACAGCGATAGGGCGCACCATAGCAACAGGCGCAGCGACATACTCACCGTTAATGGAAATGGTAGTGCGCGCCCGCATCGGATGCACGGGCTGGCGATGCAGATAGGCTTTAATCTCACCTTCTGCCGATTGAATATAGCGGTCTAGGTTCGCGGTCAGGGCGCGCCCGTCCGTTTCCTCGGTGATCGCATCTTTCAGCGTTGAATAGCTGGTTACAAGTGCCATCCCATACCCCCGCAAAGGTTAGGGGCCGAGGTTTCCCCCGGCCCCTTGTCCATTAGTTGTTGTGGTAACGAACTGCCAACTGCGGGCGAAGCGTCTTGTAGCCGTAGAGGACATCGAGACGGCAAGGGAACTTGTCGTTGTTAATGTCATACTGGCGAACAACCCGCATCGAAATGCCGTCCAGAACCTGCCGCGAAGCAAAGTCCACACCAGACGGCATGACCAGATCGGCGGTTGCAAAGGCAAACGCTTCCTTCTGGAACAGCAGCGAGGTCTGAACCGCAGTCGATGCAGTGCCAAGGAACGTGACGGCCTGATTATCAGCCGCACCGTTAGTCACGTTCTGCGTTGCGCCGGTTGCCACGATTGCAGGGCTGATCGGGAACGAGGTGGTGGTTGCACCCGCGCCAATCACGAACTGCTGCAAGATACCAGTCGATACCTTGGTTTCGGGGTGAACCGAGAACACACCAGCAATCGTGATAACGTCACCCGCCGCAGGAGCAGTTGCGCCGGTATCAACCACAAGGGTCGAGCCGGTCTGTGCCGTGCCTGCGTTGGTCAGGTAAGCGCCGTTCGATCCGCCGCGAGTGTGGGCAGGCATCATGGTGTTTTCCGCCCAGTCGAAACCAGCGGCGCGGCCCATGTAGCCTTCCTTGTACTGCTTGGCGATGCTGCTGTCGTCGTTGAACAGCGACTTGGTGTCCTTCACGACATCAGCCATTGCCAGCGAGTCCATCAGCGCCATGCGGTCGCTTTGCGGTGCCAATGCGCGCTGCAACAGAACGCGAGCATCCAGCGCCTTGTTGTAGGTTGCAGCCGAACCGCCGTTCCAGATCGAGTTGCTGACATCCTTATACATCGAAAGCGCATCAGCTTCGATGGTTGCGGCCAGAACCGACATCGCCGGTTGAATGATCCGCTTCGAGAAGTCATCCAGCGAAAGGGTAAGGTCAACGCTGGTGAAGTTCAGGTCAACGCCCTTCTGCGTGGCAACTTGCAGGGTGACGCTCGATTCCGTGGTATCCTGCGCCGACAGCGTTGCGCCCGAACGGACGGTATACTGATTGGGCAGGCGGATTTTGAGGCTGTCACCGATCTTTGCGCCAGACTTTGCGTAGCTGTCATCATACTCGCGCACGATGTTGCCGACAAAGTTCAGCTTCTGGTGGAGAATGCGCAGGGACTCGCGGGTCACTGCTGTGGGAGTAAGGAGTGAATTCGCCATGATAAAAATGTCCGTCTATTGCGGCAAGCCGCGTGGTGGGAACTGCGCGTCTCTCGACGTGCAAATTACTTGGAACGTAGCTGCGCATCCCGACGCCGTGCCCACTCTTCGGCGCTCAAGCGGTCGTCCAGTCCTGCAATAGGCTGTCCACCGCCCTTCACCTTTGAAGCGGGCTTGATGTTGTCGGTAGTCGCAACCGGCTTTTTCGCAGTCCGCTGGGCAACCAAGGCGTAGTTCATGAGCTTCACCAACTTGGGGTCAACGATGCTTTCCATAAACTGCCGGTCAAAACCGAACTGCTTTGCGCCAAAGGCCATAAGCTCTTCAGCTTTTTCAGGCCCCCAGCCGGGGATGTCACGCTGTAGNTCGGCAAGGCCCTGTTCGATCCGCGTTGCAGCTTCCTGTTGCGTCTCGAATGTGCGTTGATGAACGGCGGACT